CGGACGACGTACTTCTGGGCAGATTATTCTGCATTTGATGCAACTTATAGCCAACACACTTGGGATATGGTGGAGTCGTTTTATACGGATATTTACGGGCCAAGAGAATGGTTGTCAGAGGTGCTTGAGATTTGGCGGAGGCCGCACGTGAAGACCGTGCTTCGGCGGGATAATATCCTGCTTAAGTATGACGCACCCGTGTGTAACGCGAGTGGACGTGATGACACGGCACTCGCAAATGCTATTGTCAACGGAACGGCCTTGACAATTGCGTTCGCATCCGCCTTGTCGGGCAAGGAGGTCCATCAACTCGACCGGAGCGATTTGGCCCGCGTCAAGCGCACATCAATTATGGCTGTGGTGGGCGATGACAGCTTGGTTGGGTGCGATTTTGACGTTCGCCAGTATCAGGACCGGATCGTGGAGGTGCTTGAATCTTTTGGCTTGTTGGTTCGCGCTGAGGTCTCCGATGACCTCGAGCGCGTCACTTTCCTGGGCATGATGCCCTACCCCGTGGCGGGGAGGCGCTACTGGGGCCCCACCCTCGGCAGGCGATCGTACAAGGCGTTCTGGCAGCTGGAAGCAAAAGGACACCTGCCCGCGTGGACTCACGGGGTCGCGCGGCAGATGCTGCTGGCACGTCATGTCCCCCTGCTATATGAGATGGCGGCGAAAGTGGCTGAGTTGTTGGGAGGAACGAGATGGACACCGGTGCAGCAGACCGAGGAGAACATCGTGCATCTGCGCACCGTTCAAACCCCGCAATGGGATGAGACTACGGCGTCTTTCCTCTGCAAGCGCTACGGTGTTACACGCACGCAACTTCAGAATGACCTTGACGTAGTGCGAGCTGTGGAGAGACTTCCAGCCGTCCTTCACCTCGTCGTGGCGCGAGCCGCCGCGCAAATCGATGAGCTCTGAACACGACATGAGGCGCCACATTGTGGTGTCGTGCCCTCCTGGGAGCCACCTGGTGGTATTCCCGATGACCCATTGTGACTTTAATGTAGAGTGTGTTGTGTCCGCACACCGCACCGCACTTTGTCGTCAA